AATTCTTATGAAACTCTCAAAACAACAAATTCAACAACAACGCGAAGCAATCGACGGCTTATATGAACTCGTAAAAGATGCACCAGCTAGCGAACGTAAAGATTCTGCTATGGCATACTGCGAAGGCTGTATCGCTGCTTGCGACCTCGCGCTTAAGATATTAAACGGTAAGAAAACAGAAGCTCCTAAGGTGGAAGAACCTGCAGCGGCAGAAGCTACGGCCACTACTGAAGAGAAACCTAAACGTAAACGTACTACCAAAAAGAAAGAAGAAACTGTAGAAGAAACATTACCTGTAGTTGAGGAAACTCCTGAAGAAGATGATTTAGACGATTTGTTATAAGAGAAAGGATAGCGCCTTATGAAGGTCTTAT